TCATTATGGCTTCAGTTGTCATTGCAGGCGACGTATCGGGTACATGTACCTTACAAGCTGCTAACGCAGCGGGTACTACTGTTCTTAGTTTACCAACCACTTCGGGGACTTTAGTATCTAGCGGTTCTGTTCCTGCTGCTGGTTCAACTACACAGGTTCAATACAACAACGCTGGCGTATTGACTGGTTCTGCCAACATGGTCTTTAACGGCACTACTTTAACGGTTAACGACTTAACTGATTCCTCTTTAACTTCTGGACGTGTTGTTTACGCTGGAACTGCTGGTAATTTAACAAATAATGCAGGTTTAACTTATGACGGTACAAACCTTACAACAACTGGACGCACCCTTGCAGCGGGATTTTTTAATTCTACAAACGTAACAGGTTGGCTTGTTGGCGCTACTACTGCTGATTTATATACCAACAATGGTTTAGTAATGAGCACTACCTCTGCTGGCCTTTTTCAAATGAACTCAGGTTACGGCTCAGTCGCTACTGCATACGGCTGTCGTGCATGGATAAATTACAACGGAACTGGTTCATCAATTCGTGGAAGCGGCAATATTAGTTCTGCTACTAATAATGGCGTTGGTGATATTACAATTAATTTTGCAAACGCTATGCCTGATGCAAACTTTTCATGGGCAATCACCCAACAATTAAATGGCACAGGAAACGCTGATACTGGCGCATCAAGTACTGCTAGAACATTAGGAACAAGTGCTTGGGGTGCAAGTTTTTTAAGAATTTTAACTATGTCAAATACTAATTTGTCACAAGAAACTCCACTTGTATTATCTGTTCAAGTATTTAGATAGGAACTAACAATGACACAACAAAGAATAATTTACCCGAATGATGAAGGTGGTGTATCTATTGTGATACCAGCAGATGAGTATCTTGCTGAACATACTATCGAGGAACTAGCCGCTAAAGATGTACCTGCTGGCAAACCCTTTAAAATTATTGATGTTGCTGATATTCCAACCGATTGGACATTCCGTAACGCATGGGAGTATCAAGAATGATTACGATTAACTTTGACAAAGCCAAAGCAATTACCAAAGACCGTCTACGTCAAGAACGTGCGCCATTACTAGTAGCACAAGACGTGCTTTATATGCGAGCCACCGAAGCAAACCAAGATACAACTGCAATCGTAGCTGAGAAGCAAAGACTGCGTGACATCACCCAACTAGCCGACCAAGCCACAACGCTTGACGAGCTAAAAGCAATTAAAGCAGGAGCCTAATATGCCAATAACACTCAACGGAACCACTGGGGTCACATACCCAGACGGAGTTACTCAAGCCTCTGGTGTTCCAGCTCCTGGCACTGCGGGCAACGTTCTTACATCGAACGGAACAATTTGGACTTCTGCCGCTGCCGCTGCGTTTGATTCAGGTACGGTTATGTTGTTTGCGCAAACCACTGCGCCGACTGGCTGGACTAAAAACACATCGACTGGTGATAACTCAGCACTACGTGTTGTAACAGGTTCTGCAAGTACAGGCGGTTCTCAAGGGTTTACAACTGCATTTGCAAGCCAAACCCCAACAGGTTCAGTAAGTATTACGGCTGTTAGTGGTAGTGCTGGAGCAACAACACTTACTACACCTCAAATTCCTAGCCATACACATACCGTACCTCAAACCCAAGGATCTGATTACACCCCAGGTACTACAGCTAGGGGCAACAATTTAGCTGGAGGTTCTCCAGCTGTTACAACAAGTTCTACAGGTGGCGGCGGATCACATACCCATCCATTTAGTTTCTCAAGTGGTTCTGCTACATTTACTGGAAATGCAATTAACTTAGCTGTTCAGTATATTGATGTCATTCGTGCAAGTAAAAATTAATTATGGGAACACTTAAAAACGGATCTTTTTGCCCGCTTATTAAGAAAGACTGCGTTGGTCTTACCTGTGCTTGGTATACCCGTGTGCAGGGCTACGATATGAATAGTGGCAGTCAAGTAGACAGTTACGAGTGTGCAATTGCTTGGATGCCAATGTTGCTTATTGAAAATTCAGGGCAGCAAAGACAAACAGGTGCTGCGGTTGAATCGTTTAGAAATGAAATGGTTAAAGCTAATGAGGTTAATACAAAATTAATACTCGCAGCAGCTTCTAGTGAATCACAGCAACCCAAATTAATTAGGAGTAGAAAATGAGATTAACAATTATTCCCGCTGACGGATCGGTTGGTGAAGATGAAGTTTTTTATAACGATCTTGATTTAAGTTCTTGTGGTATTCCAGCAGATGTTCACGCTCTTCAATGGGATGGTGTAGCTGGTTGGATTGAGTATGACTCTCCATTAATGGAAAATCAGTCTATTACTGAACTACCAGTTTGGGCAAATTGTTGCATGGCTAAATGGACTGAGGCTAATACTCCGGTGGCACCACTACCACCCACAGCAGCGCAAAATAAAGCAAATGCTGTAATTAAATTACAGGCAACTGATTGGACAACAATTCCTGATGTTGCCGACCCAACAAAAAGTAATCCCTATTTAAGTAATTCACAAGATTTTATTACTTATCGTAATGCTATACGTCAGTACGCAATTAATCCTGTAGCTGGGAATATTAACTGGCCCGTAGTACCACAAGAAGTTTGGGCAACAGTTTAAAGGGTTATATATGGCGCACCCAGAAGTTAAAATAGGCACAGTTGCAAATGTGTTTTCAAGACAAATGTATTTTAAAAATATAGGTGATGTTGAACATGGCCACACCCACCAGTTTGACCACCTTACTCTTTTGGCCGCCGGAAAACTACAAATAACTGTCGATGGTCGTGTATCAGAATTTACTGCGCCCCATATGATTTATATTAAAAAAGATAAAATGCACGAATTAATTGCGCTTGAGCCAAACACCGTTGCTTATTGCATTCATGCTCTACGTTTAGGCAAAGATGTTGACGATATTGTTGATCCTTCTATGGTTCCAGAAGGCGTTGAAATACCACATGATTCTTTATTATGCGACTTCAAATAATCCAAAATAATTATTTATACATACCAGAGTTTATTTTGGGTAGTGAAGCGCATTCTTTAGCTACTGAATTTAAAGAACACTGTAAAAGATTTGATATTCAAGGGGATCCACAAGCGCCTAATTCACAAGCTATATACAATTTTTTACCGTTTATACAATTGTTAGTTAAAAAAGTTCCTTATGTGTCTGAGTTATTGGGTGAAGATGTATTACCAACTTACACATATGCTCGTATTTATAAAAATGGTTCTATATTAGAACGGCACAGAGATCGCCCCGCCTGTGAAATTAGTTTAACTTTAAATCTTGCTAACGACATTAATTGGCCTATTTTTTTCCAGCGCCCTGACAATTCAGAAACACAAATTGAGCTTAACCCAGGCGATGCTGTTTTATATTTAGGTTGTCAAGCCGACCATTGGCGTAATAAATTTGGAGGCCAAGAATATACCCAAGTTTTTTTACACTATGTACGTTCTAATGGTCCCAAGGCGTGGGCATTTTTTGATATACGGCAACAACAAGAACCTACTTCACCAACAACAATCCTGCCAGTAACGATAGTATGAAAAATATTCACGATCACATTGTTGTTTTTGAAGGGGTTATTACTGATGCCCTGTGCGATGCTATTTTAGAAGAATTTAATGATGAAGCTGAGTGGCAGAAAGCAGTAGTTGGGCAGCAAGGCGTTGTTAATAATGAAGTTCGTTCTGCCGATACGCTTGTAATATCATACCCCCATATTATTGAAAAAAACCCAAAAGTAAGAAGTAAATTAGACCAATATATTTTTGTTTCGGCCGGATTGGCGATTAAAAAATATAACGAAAAACTTCCGTTAGCTTTAATTGAAGAAGATTCTGGATATGAGTTACTTCGGTATAAAGAAGGCCAATTTTATACAACCCATACCGACTCTTTTAAAGATCGCCCCCGTGCCGTGTCTTGTTCGTTTGCCTTAAATGATGGCTACGAAGGTGGTGAGTTTGCGTTTTTTGACCGGGAATTGGTATATAACTTAAAAAAGGGGTCGTGCATCATGTTCCCTTCCAATTTTATGTACCCCCATGAGATAATGCCCGTAACAAGTGGTACGAGGTATTCTATAGTAACTTGGTTTATTTAGGAGCATAACGATGCCATCAACAATATCAGCAGGAACCTCGGCGGGTACCGCACTAAACATTACGTCGGATACGACTGGTAACTTAGCGTTCCAGACAAACAACGGCGTAACTGCGCTAACGATTGACACTAGCCAAAACGTTACCTTTGCCAACAACGTAACTTATACGGGCACAATCACAGCCACGGCTGGATTTAGTGGAAACGGCGCAGGCTTAACCGCAATCAATGCGTCAAACGTATCAAGCGGGACTTTAGCTTCTGCTCGGTTGCCAACGGTTCCTGTAGCTAATGGTGGAACAGGCGCATCAACTTTAACAGCCAACAACGTACTTCTTGGTAATGGCACTAGCGCACTTCAAGTGGTTGCTCCAGGATCAAACGGAAATATTCTTACTTCAAATGGAAGTACCTGGGTAAGTTCTGCACCAGCAGGCGGTGGTGTTACATCAGCAGTAGCAGGTAATGGTATTTCTGTAAGTGGTGCAACAGGTGCAGTTACTTTTGCGGTTGCTTGTCCTACATTTAATACAGTAGGCAGTTATGCAGGTGCTGGTAGTACTAGTGTTACGGGATTTAATTTTACTTCAGGAAGCAATTATTCAGTAGGTAGTGGTAATGGACAAATGCGAAGTGGTGCATCTGCTAGTGATGGATCTGGAGCTGGATTTTATTCAGTAACTAGTAATAATTTATCGGGAACATGGAAATGGATGTCTGCAAGTTATACAACACCTTCAGGAACTGGAGATACTTCTATAGTTGGTGTTGCTTGTAGAGTTTCTTAAAAAGGATAATATATGTTTACACTTCAATATGCAAAAGACCCAATTTGGAATAACGAAGAAGGCACTTCAATTATTTTAACTATTAAATGGGAAGAATTTGTAGAAGAAATGCCTTTTGGTGCTTGTTCTTTTGACCCTGAATTTCATGGTCGTGATTTGTTTGAACGAGCAAAAGCAGGTGAGTTTGGTGAAATAGCACCTTATGTAGCACCAATTCAACCAACTATTGATTTTGAGCCAACCCCAACAAGTTCTGAGCCAACCCCAACAAATGCAAACTGAGTATTACAAAGGTCGGATCTACCCAGGCTCTGTGCCTGAGTTTAAGATGGTGCAAAAAGAAAACGGCGCCATGGTAATGCAAGTGCGGTATAGAAACGACCCGATGGGGTATTGCGGTAAATGGATGGACGTACAGACTGAGAAAGAAGAGTCAAAGCATGATTAAAGAAATTCCAGACGAACTAAACGGCGCTGAGTTTAAGCCACGCCATACCATTGAAATCTACTGCCCGAACTGTGGGTACGACGTTTCTGAGGCTGAGTTAGCTGCCAAGATGTGCAGTGACTGTGGGCATAGCCTTGAAGAACCAGAGAAGCATGTAGCTATTGTGGTAGCCAATATGTCGTTTGGTGGGTCAACACTCTGAGGCAAAGAACAGTGAGATATGTCAGACGAACTGGGGTTATCGGCTGGTGCTAAAGGCATCAGTGAAGGGATAAAGACTGGACGTGAGGCAGGGCGAGAGATTGGTAAGAACATCGAGGATGTTCAAAAAGAAGCGGTAGATGTTGCAAGGCAGCAAGCAAATGCCAAGATTCGTGAGCGTAGAGAAGCAGAGTTAAGGAAAGAGCGGGCAATATTTAAAGCCCTTGAAGAGTACAAACACCGCAAGAAGATTTCGGACGAAGAGTACAAATTAAGGGTGGACTTTATAAAGCAGCACGGCACCAAAGAGTGGCAAAAGGTGCTAGACATCAAGACCGAGATTGAACGGCTTGAAAAGGAAGACAAGAAGTACTTTGATGCCGAGTTGTCAAAGGTTAAATGGGTGCAGTTCTGGTGCTTTATGGCAGCAGGCTGGATTGCTTATTACATAGTATGGGGGTCTAAAAAATGAATATGCAAGA